AAGTGATTTGAAGCTTAGGTTGTTTAAACACCGCAGGGTTAGCCACTGGCTTGATGATTTCCTTAAGGATGATGTGCGCTGCTCTGTTAAGGTAGTCTTGGCTGTTTTTTACTTTGATAGTCATTGTAGTTCTCCTAGTTGGTTGGGTTGGTCTTAATGAGAGGCGGTATGAACCGCCCCTCGTTAAAATCAATGTTGAGTTAAAAATTATAATCATAAAATTTATAAGGAGCAGCAGCCATGCTCATACGCATTGCACCAGTCCAACCTGTTTGCTTTATTTGCCATTGGCTTTTTGCTTTTGACCAACGAGCACGGATAGTTGGATTTTTTGGGTTTGAAGTGATATTCCACTCGCCACCATTATTTACAACGTGTGCCATAAAGCCACCAACATGAGCTTCCATTTTCCAATCTGGGTCAATAACAGCATCCATTTCTCTGACAACAACTGTTTGGTCAGAAATAACTTCAACAACCTCGTAAGGTGTTACATCTGAATATCCGTGGAAGTTGCAATACTTTTGGATTTTCTTTGCTTCTGCGATACGGTCTAAACGATCTTGTTTAATTTGTGCTTGGATTTGGTTTCTTTTAGTGTTTGTCATTTTGTGTTCTCCGTTTGGTTAAGGCATCATGCCCGCAACTGCGTTTAAACAGCTTATGAACATTTATAAAGATATATAATCTATATGCAAGCCTTTTTTTATAAAATAATAAAGTTTTTTTATTTAGTGTTTAAATGTGGTATGCTTCTTTACCGATTATAAAGGAAAAATTATGGCCCAAGGTAAAGCTCATTCGCCTGATGAAACGACAAAAGAGGTGGTTAAATCACTCGCATCATTCGGAGTTACCCAAGAAGCAATTGCAAATCATTTAGGTATCAATGACAAATCATTAAGAAAGCATTACTCAGAGGAGCTTAAAACTGCTCTCATGCATAAAGGAATGGTTGTTGGTAACTTTCTTTATGGATTGGCAAGTGGTGAAGCTTTGAATGATGGAGCAAATCATGCTGAATGTTCAAGGGCTGCAATGTTCTGGATGAAAACACAAATGAAATGGCGTGAGACTGCTGCGATGGATCACACTTCAAGCGATGGCTCAATGACGCCAAACTTAATTGAGCGAGTGATTATTGACACGACTAGTCCTAAGGATAAATAGCAATGCTGTTGACCAACAATCTGCTAGACAGGCGGTCTTACTCTCAAAAGATGGCGAGACAGGCCATAAATACTTCAAGACAAGCCAAAAGTCTTCTAGGGGACTATTATGCAAGCAAACCCATTCTGGACACTGGCGCACCCTCTGAGGGCCGTGGTGGCTATCTTCAGTCTCCTGATAGCATCATTCAGGATATAACTCAGGACTTACCATATCAGATAGGTCAGGGCCTCAATAACGCTGTAAGGTCACCAGTGGATACAGCGGTGGGTTACTATGAGGGTTTAAAGCCTTACGGTGCTGCTGTTAAGGACGGTGTGTTAGGTGCTATAAACTCATATAGAGAAAGTTTTGATAATAGTCGCAGTGTTATGCCTGAAGTACGTTTAAACGCCTTTGGAGACGCTAGGGATAGAGCTAACGATTACTTAACCAGTGCTACCATAGCAGGATCTATTCTTGCCAGTGAAGTAATGCCTTGGTCTAAGGCTAAGGTATTACCTCGTGTTACAGGTAACTCAAACCCTGACTTCGGACCTACAGGCCGTATTAGCACTAGAGTACCTACAGCGGTATCTGCTATTGATGATCCAATGACAGGCGGTCTTACAATTGACACCCAATCCATGATGCAAGCAAATGCTAAAGGTCAGGGTGCTACACTCGACAAGAACCTTGATTTCATTAAGAACCAAACATGGTTTAAACAGCTTTCAAATCAAGACCCACAGATGGCCACTGAGGCCTTTGATAAGATGGCGGGTACTAATCTAGACTTTATCATGGACAGGCTACCTAGTGACTACAGGGATCGCTCCAAGCTATGGTATGTTGGTGCTAATAGGTTTGCTGATCAAATGGCTACGAAATTCGGTGTACCTAGAGCATCAATGGCGGGTGTTATCGCATCCCTATCACCTCAGAAAGATTGGTTCATGAACGCCTCTATGGCTGAGAGGGTAGGTGATATACTAACCAACCATAGGAACACACCTTGGTCCGCTGAAATGAGCGCAGTACCATTAAAGTATGGAAGCTTTGTAGGTAAGGCTAAAGGCAAGTACAAACCTGCTACTAAAAAGAATAAAGACCCAATGGCGCAACAGAGACTATGGGATAGTGTTGAAGGCAAGAAGTTCAGTGATCTTGAGACCATAGATCAAAAGGCCGTATGGCTTAGAGCATATGATGAAGCTCATAACCCTAAGCGTCATAGGTCCATCACCCCTGAAGGTGAGTTAGGTGATTGGGTTATAGCTGATGATGGCAAAACACAGAAAGCTTTAGGTTGGGGTAGTTTTGGTGAGATTGGAAAGGCTATTAAATCCTTTGAGAGTGGTGGTGATTTTAATATTATATCTGATGCTATGGGTACTAGACATAAGGTTCGTAACTTCTTTAACAACATTGAAGTCCCATATTCTCAATACGGTGATATAACTGTAGACACCCATGCTATAGCCGCTGCCTATGGTAGGCCACTATCTGGTGAGGATGCTCTTGTAAAGAACGGTCTAGGAATGACAGGTGGATCATCATCTATAAGTGGAGCGCAGGGTAGTTATGGTCTAATAGCTGATACATATAGAAGGGTAGCAGCAAAGCATGGGTTACTACCTAGAGAGCTACAGTCTATCACATGGGAAGGTATTCGTGGCTTATTCCCTCAAGCATTTAAAAACCCTGAAAACAGAGCATTGATTGATAGTGTTTGGACTAGGTTTGATAACGGTGAGATCAGCCAAATACAAGCTATGGAGCAAATTGAAAAAATGGCGGGTGGTTTTAAAAGACCAGTATGGTTAGATGATACAACACCTAAACAGCAAATAAGAAAAGGTGGCAGCACTATGGCAAGTTTAAACACCCCTAATCAATTAGGCTTGCTTGCCTAAACATTTAAAAGGTAATATATAATGCCAAAAACTAAAGACAGCAGGATAAAACGAGCAGGTGTATCAGGCTTTAACACGCCAAAGCGCACACCAAGCCACAGAACTAAGTCGCATGTCGTGGTGGCTAAGTCAGGTGACCAGATCAAGACGATACGCTTCGGTCAGCAGGGTAAGACAGGCGACAAGACTATGACCTCAAGGGCGAAGTCATTTAAGGCGAGACATGCTAAGAATATTGCTAAAGGTCCAATGTCAGCAGCCTACTGGTCAAATAAAGTTAAATGGTAGTAGATGCGTTAATTTTGTGTTATTATCGGATTTTAAAAAAAGGGTGAGTTAAATGCCAAAAGGTTTGTATTCAAATATCCAAGCTAAACGCAAAAGGATAAAAGGTGGTAGCCCCGAACGTATGCGTAAAGTAGGTTCAAAAGGCGCACCAACTGCGAAGGCTTTTAAAACGTCAGCTAAGACTGCAAGGAAGAAAAAGTAAATGGCTATTTCAACATATACTGAACTTAAAGCGGCTATAGCTGATTTTCTTAATCGTGAAGACCTGACAGCAGTTATACCTACGTTTATTGCACTGGCTGAGGCTGATTTCAATAGGGCTGTGAGGCATTGGCGTATGGAAGCTAGATCTGAAGCTACTATAGACACCCAATACTCAGGCATCCCCGCTGACTGGCTAGAGACTATACGGTTCAATATATCTACAACTGAAGGTACTCGTGGCCTTGAATTAATCGGTCATTCTGAGATGGCTGATCGCAGGGGCGAGGCACATGATGAAAGCGGCATCCCTAAGTTTTATTCTATGTCAGGTGGTCAATTTGAAGTGCTTCCTGCCCCAGATGGCAATTATACTGCTGACCTGCTATACTATCAATCCATAAAGGCCTTATCAGGCAGCAACGCTACAAACTGGCTTCTAACTTATTACCCTGACGCATATCTATACACGGCATTGATGCATAGCGCACCGTACTTGGATGATGATCAACGTACTACAACGTGGGCTGCTCTTAGTGCGTCCTCCAGAGATAATATTAACATCAGCAGTAACCATGCAAGGTTTAGTGGTACTGGCCTTAAAATGAAGATTAGGAGCTATTAATGTCTTTTACAAATGATTTCGAAACTCGTGTTCTACAATACGTGTTCACAACTGGTTCACCAACACGCCCAACTGCATGGCACTTAGCCCTATA